AAACATCAGAGCCTGATCCATATGCAATTTGCACATCATCATATAAATAGAATTGCTGGCCTGTATAAGCTTCAATTAATTTTCTAGCATATCTTTCAGCGTTACATAATTCAGCATAAGATTTAGAATTAGGATCTGAAAAATCAGACCCCAATCCTAAAGAATCAATTGCTTGACTCAAATCCGTATATGGAGTTTGCACATAAACCTTATGGTTTATTTCTGTAGATACTGAACCAACTGTGTAAGACCAATTCAACCTAAGTTGTCTTTGTCTATCTGTATATGTTAATGGAATATATACAGAATATGTGCCTGAATCTACTTCAGATTTTACTGCCGTTAATGTTGCAAGAATTGTTCCAGGGTTGATGGCTGGAACTATCGCTGGATCTTCTGTAATATCATATAGCCGAACAACTGGAAGACTGTCTGAGTCAGTTAGTTGCCCCTGCCAAAACACTTTGTGTGTTACTGGTGAATTTGAACCTACTAGAATTTCCATTTAATAAAGGTTAAGCGTAGTACTCCTGAACTTCCTTTGGAGTTGCTAAGCGGAAACCCTCCTCCTTGTCAAAAATTTCTTGAGCGTCTTCTGATGTCATTGCGACAAAAGGATGCTCTTTTGTAAACGTATAGTTAAGAATATCATATCTGTAATTCTCTCTAGTCATTCTAACTAGTAATGTATTTTCTGGTTGAGCATCAGGATTGAATCTTGGAAGAATCTCTTCTGAATCTTCGCTGAATTCGTCTGCCGCCTTCTCAATATCCTTAATAGTCTTTTGGTAAACAGACCAAGTTACTCCCTCTTCGGTAAGAGCGGCAACAATATCGGTCTTATTCTTTAGTCCATCAGTATCAACTGCAAAGTCCTCTGCAATTTTTCTGAGTTCTGCTACTTTCAATGTCTCAAATGACATATATTCTCCTTTGTTAGGTTCTTTAATTATAGCATTAGAGCCATTATTTGGAAAGGGGATTTGCGTGTTTTTTTACATTGCATGAGCCATGGGCTGGGCGGACATTATCGAGAGTGTCCGTTCCTCCCTTAGATAAAGGAACAACATGGTCAATATGTAGACCAATTTCCCATCCAGATACGCCAGATAGTCTTGGGGCGGACAAGTCAATATCAGTATTACATATATGACACATAGACCCATAAAGATCTAATACCTCAGACTCTTTATAATACTCAAATCCATTATTAAATCTATTAGCACGTCTACGTCTTTCAGAGGATCTTTTAGATTCTGGATTTAGTTTTCTATATTCTTTTTGATAGCTTATACTATAATCTGGGTTATTTATTCTCCAAGCCCTGGTACTGTTAATTTCTTTTTCAGGATTTATAGAATACCTATCTTTTCTTTTGTCTTTTAATTTTTCTGCATTCTTAGCATAATATTCGTTAAGGTATTCCCTGTGAGATTCTTTGCACGGCTCACACTTTGTTGTTTTTTCTACACAATGCTTTTGATATCCCGCATTGCTTCCACATTTATTCATAAAGATAGTATACCAAATAAAGAAGGGCCTGGGAAGAACCCAGGCCCAACTTAATTATTAACAGTTACTTATGAAGCAACCTTAACATTTTTCACCACTACCCAGGCATCAGCCTGTTCGATCTGGACGCCAACACGAGTATACATTGTGTACTCAATTGAGTCCTTACGTGGCCAGAAGAAACGGTAAACAGTTACATCACGCTTGACACCAATAACTACGTTATTTGGGAATGACAAGTGGATATCTCCGTGAGATCCTGTTGCTCCTGAGTGTGTACCAGTCTGTGCCTCTGCAAGTAGCGGAACTTCGATGATCGGAATACCGAACGCGAATGGTGCTACGTATCCTGCAGGTCCACCTAGTGGTGCGACTCCGCCACGGATTACGCTTGAAGCGATGTCCTGTGGAATTGTCTGGTTTGTTCCAATACTGTTCTTGTATAGGAAATCCTGAATCAAGTTTGATCCAGCAAGGAAGCGAAGGTCTCCACGACGTTGCTTGTACTTACGTGGCATAGCCTTAAGTGCCTTGTTGAATACTTCACGAGAAACTTCAGCGCCAGCTGCGTCTACGACACGACCTGATGCCTTTGCCTTCTTTACAACGCCATCAAATGACTTGTAAAGAGCGTCTCCTGTTAGAGATGTATCACCGTTAAGAATAACATCTTCGATGTCATTTCCTGCCTGTGTTGCCATTAAACGTGCAATATGATCTTCAAGATCTGCACCCTCAATGTTATCTTCTAGAGATTCTGTTGAAAGCTCCCAGTCCATGCGGAGTTTCTTTGTTGTTAGAGAAATCTTTGAGAAAGTTACTGCTGAGTTAGCAGCATCGTTATCTCCTTCAGTTGCAAGCTTCATAAGCTTCTCACCAACGGACATACGGTCAATCTCGGCTGTGTCTGACTTCATACGAACTGTACGTGCAACTTTACCAATTACGGTTGCGTCGAACATATAGTCAAGGAAGCGGGCAGACTGTTCAGGGTTAAGAAGACCACCATTGCCAGACTCGCTAGCTGTGTGTACTCCAGAACCACCAGTTGTTGAAGCAAATGTACCACGGGCTGTTGTGCCAGTTGCAATTGCTTTTTCTAATGTTTCATTGCTCATTATTTATACCTACCTTAGTTAAATATTTCGTTCACGGAACCGAGGAAAGAACCGTTCCATTTGGATTTTTTGATTGTTACTTCTTCTGATCGGCCAAGATCTGAAGACTTCTTGATTGCAGTCTCTGATTCTACTGCATCGACACGCTTTTGTACACCATCAATCGTGCTCTTGATATCATTTACAGCACTTGAAAGTACTGTGTGTTGTTCTGCCAACTCTGAAATTCTAGCATCTACGCTCTTGCTGAAAGATTCAACAGTCTCTTGGATTGTTGTAACTTGTGCTGCATTTGCTTCAGATGCCTTGTTTAAAGTTTCTGAGAAAAAGCCTTTTAGATCGCCTAACATCTTTGCAAAATCAGGTTCATCAACCTTATCTTCTGATACTTCGGCTGCTTTTTCCAGAGTTTCGGCAGGAACGTCTTCTGCTACTGCTTCTGCAGGAGCCTCAACTGGTGCTGCATCTTCTGCAACAACTGCTGTCTCTTCAACGGCTACTTCAACTGGTGCATCAACTGCAACATCTTCAGCAACTACGTTTTCTGTGTTTTCTGACATTTCATTACCTCCTTCTGCGTTTGCCTGTTTTGCAATTTTTTGTGTATCAGGCAACGTAAATCTTGAATGCTTGTATGCATCAAGAATCTTATCAATCTCTTTTGCTTTATTAACATCTGAACTCTCAACCCAACCAATTAGTTGTGCTGGCTTACCAGATACTGGTGAGTCATATGTCTTCTCTGTTGAGATAAAAACAGAGTTACTGTCTTCACAGTAAAAAATATTTTCGGTTACAACATCTACTGCTATACCTTTTGCAATGTATTGTCCATTTACTTTCTGAATAGAAAGAATGTTACATAGCTCATTTGCTGGTGAATCTACAATTGATAGTTCCATCAATTCGTAATCTTTAATAAATCTTACAGTCTTACCTGTAGCTTTATTAACTTCATTATCTGATTCTTTAATCTTTCCGCCGATTGAGAATCCTGAAAGAGTTCCGTCAAGAACTTTTTCCCAGCTATCCTGTGCGCCTTTTGAAATATATGCTGTTACGTAAACGCCATTATAAAATTCTTTAGTTGTTGGGTCATAAAAAGTTTCTGGCTTAAAAGAAACCATTTTTCCAACTGCAAGTGATCCGTGCATCTCACGAATGTTTCCACGGAAACTTTCAAATGCTTTTACGCTTGCTTCTGCCGTTACAACATCGCCTGTTTGATCAACATTGTCAAGTGTTGCAAAACCAGATACAGTTCTCTTTTCACGGTTAACTTTAGTGAAAGGTACAGACAAGTTAATGTCGTTGCCATGGCTAGTCCATAAAGACTTTTCAATATTCATATGCTTAATTTTATCTACTTATAGATAAAAAGGCAAATAACAGTTGAGTAGAGTTAGTCAACCTGTCTGCCATCGCCTTTTGCATTTCTGCCTTCTCCTGAATTATCTGGGGCGGTTGCTTGGCGATTTTGTTCTCTTTGTCTGGTATTTCCAGCTTGGGCTAATTGTTCTGAGGCTGCTTGACCTTTCAGGTCAATAACATCGTCTCCTCCGTCAAGGGGAATCATACCCTTTCTAATTCTAACTTCATTAGGGGTAATTACCTGCATTCTTAAATATCTTTCGTCAATTTTAGACTGAGTATCTTCATCGGTTAAAGTTAATTCATTAAATTTAAGCGATAGGGCATCTGTCTTTTCCTCAAATATTTTATTTACTTTCTTTTCTAAAATCATTTGGGCTGGACGGCAAACTTGTTCTTTAAATGTTTTATCGGCATCTCTTGCCACTGCCAAATTTACTCCCTCTGGAGTTCCAATTTTATTAATTGGCACACGATGGGCTAATAGGATTTCATCTCTATTTGATTTACGATAAATATTAAATGAAGACTCCTGTGGATTTGCCTCTACTGGCTCCATCTTAAATTCTGTCTTTGAGTCTGGGGTATCTCCTGGAAGTGGAATATATAGGGATCTATGATTCTTTCCCTTTAATCCGACCTGGAAAAATTCAAGCAATTTTCTTTCTGACTCTGGAGAGAGCTTTGCTCCCTTTACTGTAATAATATATCTTGGAACCGCCTTGTTTTCAAAATAGTCCAGGTTATATCTACCAGATAATTCATTACCTGCGAGTGCTACCTGTGCGGCAATAATGTCTGGAATGCCGTAGTAGTTATTCATAGGGGTATATTTCTTTAAATGAATAATTTCATTTGGGCGATCTTCTTGACCAGCAATTGGATTTTCTGTTTCTGAATCTCCAAAATTATTAAAGTAAACAGCCTTGCCGTATAGCAATTGAATAAAGCCGTCTCTTAGTCTGCGTACACGCATTGTCTTTGCTGGAATGTGTCCAATATATCCAATGTTTCCACCAGTTGTTCTGCCGATTTCAATATAGCCATTTCCTGTTGCTTCTAAATCTGTATAGGTCTTAATTAAAGTTTGAGTAAATGTGTCTTCCTCATTTGTAGTATCTAGCCATGCGTGAATATCTTGTCGCAACTTGCTTATTTTTCTACGTGCTCTTTCAAGAGACTTGTCATCTGTAAGTGCGTCTAGGGCATCATTTGTTTTCTTTGTTTCTACAAAGTCATAGCCTAGTCCTACAATGTTTGCAACCTTTGCATTAATTGCTGCGTAGTTATATGTTGATGTTTCATATACCACAGAAAGATATTCAAGATTATATGTTGGCTCTACTAGGTCGAACATAGCATATCCTGTAATAGCTTGTGCTAATAGGTTTTGCTGTGTTCCCGTTCCTTCTACGCCAGTAAATGACTTAGAAAACTCTCTACTCATTTTGCGCTTGAATGAGGATCCTAATCCTCTAACTTTTTTTAATTCATCTATCCCAGCAGCAAATGGGTCATTGCTTACTTGATCCTTTTTTAAAGAGAACCAGTCTGCTGTATTTGAAATATCAATTATATTCTCAGAGCTCTCATCATCAATAAATTCTACGCTCATCTCATACCCCTTAATTTTTTCATATCGTCTTTATAACTTCCAATATCTAGTGGGTCTGGAACTAGTCCCCAGTCAAGTCTTTGCTTTTGGTGTTGGAATTCTTCATCGTCAATTTTTCTTCTTGCAGAAAGAAATTTAGGCCCGCCTTCATATATACCGAATGAGCGAACTTCTCTAGCCAGAGCATCGATTCTGGATCTATTTCCTTTTTTGGACGTGACCGAAAGAAAGTTGCCATCATCGTCTCCAATCCATCTGCCATCTGGCATTTCCCAAACATATATTCCAAGAGTAGATTCTTCTTCAAGGACTTTGGTATTTATACGATTGATATCCATAGTAATTTATTTTACCATTATTCCATACACAAGTCCAGCTTTTTGTCGCAAAGTTGGACAAAAAATCAAATATTTGACGATTGATATTCAGTATTATTAATCAAGTACGCAGTTCCGTCATTGCCTGTAGACGCTTCAGATACTTGAAGTGAGGTATCTGCTACATATATAGAATACTGGCGAGTATAGAGCTCGTAGTGGCTTGTAGCCTGTACTCCAGAGAGGACCTCTGGGTATAAAGCAATATTGCTGTATATGTTTGCGCCTCCTGATTTGGTATCTGCCTGATTATAATTAAATTTAATATTGCTTGTTGCAACTGATGATAAAACAAGGATAATATGATGTGGTGCGCCTGTAGTTAAAAATGATGAAATATTGGTACTTGCTGTCCGATCTATCCCATTTACATATATGGCGGAAATTCCAGATTTGTTTATTACTCCAGATCCATCCCATTCAAATATCTTTGTATTACTTGAAAATAGGACATTCTCTCCGCTTACTGGGGTAAATATCATTTCTATGCTTCTAAATGAATTTGATGAGTCTACATTGAATCCCCCGCCATTATACATCCTTAATCCATTGTAATCGCTATATGAAACAATTGGGTGATTGTACCTTGATAGCCCATAGTCTTTTGTAGAATATATTCTGTCTCCAGAGTTATCCGAGTAGAAATCATTATTAGAGAAAAAATCAAGGGAAATGGATTTAAGTATTGGTAAATCTGTAGATGTATTTGCCGATGTCATTGTTACCTTTAAATAAAGTAATCCTTGTGTAGTTCCGTCATTTTTATTAAAATATGGAATTGGGCTATTGTTCTTACAATTTTGCCATGTTGTTCCATCTAGGCTTACTTGAATAGATATATTATCAACATCATCTTCCCACTCTAATTGAGAACTAACTATATTTAAAGAAGGTGGGACAATAATTGTTTCCGTAAAAGTAAATGTTTTTGATTGAGAAGTCTCTGTTTGTAAAAATGATACATACGATTGATCATTTGAAACAATAACATTTTCATTTGCTAGATTTGTCCAAGATTTTGTTCCTGGATAATAGTATCTTAAAGCTGGTCTATTTTTTGAACTATGTAGACTAAACAAATAGCCTCCATCTGGATATACTATTTGATTATATTTTAACTCTTTTATGCCTTCAGTGTAATGAGACATAATCGTTGAGTTAGATAAAGTATATCTATAAAATGCCACCGAATCAATTATAAAATA